TAACTTTGGTTATGTTAAAGGAATCAGAAGTAGTAGTGTGTGGGTACCAAGTGCAGAATACAAAGACACTAGTGGTAGTGCAAGTTTCAATCGTGCAGAAGTTTCAGCGTTCAACGCTCAGTTAAGAATGGCACAAGGTAGTTTACAAAAAGCAGGGCCTATGTTAAATGAGTTTAATAGTAATGTCGAGTTAAGTGTAGGTTATAAAATTAAAACATATTTCAATAGTATCGTTAGAGGTACACAAGGTATGGGTAGTGTTAAATCACTAGTAGATGGTTTTGAACCATACTATACAAGTTTCATTGATAATGAAATAACAAAACGAAAAACAGAAAAAGGTAAAGCACCTTACATCATTGCAAGAGAAAAGAATATAAAATTTATTCAAAGAAATAAACAATCATTATATTTTGCTATTGCAACATATGTTACCTTACAGAATTGCAAAAACATTTTAGTACGAAAAATAGCACAGATACAATCTATCGGACACTTTTTAAAAACTGATACAGGTTTTAAGGTAACAGCACCTGAAGGTTATGTTGCTACAGATAAGATTGGTAATGTAGTTAAACTCGTAGACAGATTAGAATTTAGTAGAGCAAACTTTACAATTGCTAAAGATTGGGTGAAAGGATAATATGGATACCTTTAAACAACACCTATTTAATAATTTGATGGAAGCCAAACAAACAAGAGTTGTTATTATGGGTGGACCAGGAAGTGGTAAATCAACTTATAGTGAATACATTGTAAGACACTTTGGTATTAAACATATTTATCCAGGTGGATTATTAAGAAAAGAAATTGAGAATGGTGGTCCTGAAGGACAGAAGATTAAAGATTTATTAGACCAAGGTAAATTTGCACCTAATGAGATAGTTTTAAATTTAGTTAAGAAAGCACTACAAGACAAAGGTGCTTCAAAAGGTTATGTGTTAGACGGTTATCCTAGATATATGCAACAAGTAAGAGATATGGAATCAAATGGTATCACTTATGATGTTGTTATATACCTTGATGTGAGTAGTGAAGAAGTTATTAGAAGACTTACTAAGAGAGGAAGAAAAGATGATAAGCCAGATATTATTAATGATAGAATTGGGTTATATAAAAAAGAAACCGGTCCCGCCATTGAACATTTTAAAAAGAGACCTGGGTTTATTTCTGTTAAGGCAGAAGGAAAAGAGCCTGGCGATATTGCGAAAAACATTATTAAGGAGATAGAAAATGCAATTTAATGAATACCAAACTCTAGCTGCAAACACAGCAATTTATCCACACGCAAGTAAGGTAACTTATCCTGCATTAGGATTATGTGGTGAAGCAGGTGAAGTCGCAGAAAAAGTTAAGAAGAATATTAGAGACGGTGCAAGTCCTACATTTAAAGAAGATATGAAAAAAGAATTAGGTGATGTGTTATGGTATATATCAGCACTTGCTAGAGATTTAGATATTGATTTAGATACAATCGCACAAATGAATTTACAAAAATTAAAAGATAGACAAGAAAGAAACCAAATACAAGGAAGCGGAGATAACCGTTAAGTAATGAAAACTTTTAAACACATAATACAAGAAGGCGTTTACGACCCAGGTATATTTAAAGCGTTCTTTTTAGCAGGTGGTCCTGGTTCTGGTAAGTCTTATGTTACCAATAGAACAACTGCTGGTATGGGTTTAAAATTAGTTAATTCAGATGTAAGATTTGAAAATTATTTAAAGAAGGCTGGTCTATCATTAAAAATGCCTGACCGTGAAGCAGACAAAAGAGACCCATTAAGAAATAAAGCAAAGGTAGTCACAGGCGACCAGATGGACTTATATGTTAGAGGTAGATTAGGTCTTGTTATTGACGCCACAGGTAGAGACTATGACATTATTAATAAACAACGAAGTATGTTAAGAATGTTAGGTTACGATACTTATATGATGTTTGTAAATACAAGTTTAGATGTTGCATTAGAAAGAAATAGAACAAGAACTAGAACCGTGCCTGTAGATATTGCAACGAAGAGTTGGAATGTTGTACAAAGTAATATAGGTAGATTTCAAAATCTATTTGGTACAGGTAGTATGATTGTAGTTGATAACAATAATGCAAGTGAAGATACTCTTAACAAAGTTTACACAAGAATTAGAGGACTCGTTAGACAACCTGTTCAAAATTATGTTGCGAAAAAGTGGATGGAACGGGAACTAGCGAAGAAAAGAAATGCCAGATAACTTTCAAAAGAAACATAGAATGGACTATGTTAAAGAACTATTAAAGAAGTGCAAGTCTGTAGCAGAAGACTTGAATGACTTAACACACCCTAAAGTTTCTACTAAACCTGTACAGAATATTGTAGGTGACTGGAAGAAAATTGATGTTAAAGCACCTTCTAAAAATGATAGTCCTGAAACTAAAAAAGAATTAGATATGATGTCTGAACTATTTACACAAAGAAATAGTGCAGTAAAAGAAAGTATAAAGAACCACGATACAGATACATTTTATGGTATTGAAAAATACTTAACTGCTAATAATTTAGAATACGATACAAAAGATATATCTGAATTAAAGAAAGCAGGTAGTGGTGTAGTTAGACATTACAAAAACTTATATCAAAGACCAAGACCATATGAACTTGCAAAAGAAATGAATATGGATTTTGATAGTATGGAATTAATTTCTGATAGTATGAAGACACCAGCATATCCTGCTGGTCATAGTATACAAAGTAGATTGATTGCAGAATACTATGGTAAATTATATCCTAAACATAAAGATAATCTAATAGAACTTGCTGACGAATGTGGTTATGGTAGAGTAGTTGGCGGTTGGCACTATCCGTCTGACCATACAACTTCTGTAAAGATTGCAGATGAGTTAATCAATATGGTAGATATTCAGGAAAGTATTATTGACATTCCTAGAAAAACATATGCACCTGCTGTATTTGATAACGCAGATACAAATAATCCTAAGATGAAAGCAAGTGTAGTAAAACAAATACAAGACCAAATTAAAGTATTTGAAAAAGAATTTCCAGTTATCAAGTATGGTTTGATTGGTTCTATTCTAACACATAGATATAGAAATGACGCAGACCTAGACATCAATGTATTATTTGATGTACCTGAAAGTGAAAGAGTTGCAGAAAGAGAAAGACTATCTTTAGAATTTCTTTCATCAAAGAATCCAAATAACATACAAGGTAAACTAATACCTGGTACAAAGCATCCTATTAACTATTACTTTGTAACCGATGAAGCAACATATAAAGACCAAGAGAAAAAAGCAGACGCAGTATTTTCAATTACAAGAAATGTATTTGTTAAAAGACCTGAAGATTTTGCTTTTGATATTGATGTTTATATTGCTGACTTCAATAAGAAGGTACAAGAAATAGATGTAGTCAAAGGTGAATTAAAAAGAGACATTGTTGACTATGACGAATTAAAAGAATTAAGTCCTAACGATATAGAAAACTTACAAGCAAGAGTAGAAAGTAAGTTAGAAGAAATAGAAAATGATATAGAGGACATAATAAAGATTGGTGACGGTGTTGACGCAGAAAGAAGAAGTGCGTTTGATACAGATATGTCGCCAGACGAAATCAGAAAGTATAGTATTAAAAACAGATTACCTAAGAATGTAATCTATAAGATGTTAGAGAAATATCATTACATTACTTTCTTTAAGAAGTGCAAGAAGATTTTAGATGACGGTATAGTTACCGATAAAGAAATTGATAGTCTAAAAACTGAAGCAGTAGGCACACCTAAAAAACATATCGCATTTACATTTGGTAGATTTAATCCACCAACGATAGGCCATGAAAAGTTAATTAACAAAGTGGCTGCTGTAGGTGCAAATGATTATCTCATTGTGCCAAGTGGTTCGCAAGACCCAAAGAAAAATCCATTGAAAGTTGCTGATAAGATTAGCATTATGAAATCAATGTTCCCTAGACACTCAAGCAAGATAAAACAAATTGCAGGTGCAAGAACAGCTATTGAAGTCATCAATAAATTAAATGGAAAAGCAAATCAAATAACAATGGTAGTTGGTTCAGATAGAGTAAGAGAATTTGAAACACTACTAAACAAGTACAACGGAGTACAAGCAAGAGGAACTAATTACGAGTTTGATAAAATCAATATCGTATCTGCTGGCGAAAGAGACCCAGACGCTGAAGGCGCTATGGGAATGTCAGCAAGTAAAATGAGAGCTGCGGCTCAATCTAATGACCTTAAATCTTTTAAACAAGGTCTACCTACATCTTTTAGAGACAAAGATAAACTATTTGGATTAATTAGAAAAGGAATGAACTTGGCTGCAGGTTATACTGGACCAGGTATCGGAACATATCAACCTATCGCTAGTGTTGAAAGCTTTACTAAATGGCATTTAAGAGACTTGTATATCCGTGAACAACTATTTAACATAAACGATAGTGTTGAAGACCAAGAACAAGAGATTACAGGTAAAGTAATTCGTAGAAGTACAAACTATGTTGTATTAGAAGACAATAATTCTAATTTACATAAGTGTTGGATATGGAATTGTATTCCACATGGCACAATAATAGATGAAACTAAATTACACGAAATTAACTTAAATGTAGACTATGGTTTTGAGGCAGTATCAGAAACGGAAGTCAAAATGAATGAAGAATATGGTAAGAAATTACCACAAGATAAGGATGTGAAAAGTAAAGACGGTTCACAACCTAAGAAGTATTACAAAGATGTAAAGAAAAATGATAAAGAGAAGAGAGCAAAACACTTTTCAAAACAAAAATATAAGAAGTCGGATAACGACAAAGACTACAAAGCTGCACCAGGAGATAAAGACGCAAAGACTACTACTAGTGTACATACGAAGAAGTATCAACAGATGTATGGTAAAGAATCCTATGAAGTAGGTAAAGAATATGCAGACCATACTAAAAGAATGACCCCTGGACAGAGTGCAGAAACTAGTCCAGAGACAATAAACCAAGAAGATATACAGAAATGGGCTTCTTCAAGTGAGACTATTGATAAATATAAGAAGAGATACGGAGAAGAGTATCAAGTAGAATTGAATGACGCTGTGAAAAAAATGGAGGAGAGATTGAAGATACAATCTTTTAAAGAATATGTTAAGGTTTAGTGATTATGCAGATAAGATAACGGTATCGTTAAACTATCACATTGAGAATAAGATACCTTTAGCAGAGAACATATATAGAGTACATAGCGAAGAGTTTTATGCCTTGTTTAGAGAAGCAAGACATATGTTTAATGAAGGTCTATTACAATGCGAAAGTGAATGGGATAGAACTTTATTAGAAACAGACATTGGAGAATTTGCTAAATATGAAGGTATGAAAGTACCTTTAGATTGTCCGATACAAGAAGAAGACGAAAAGAATCCGCCTTTAAATAAACCAAAAAAAGGTGGACCTAAAAAGTTTTATGTTTTTGTAAAAGATGGCGACAAGATTAAGAAGGTTACTTGGGGAGACACTACTGGTTTAAGAGTTAAGTTAAATGACAAAGAAGCCAGAAAAAACTTTGCTGCTCGGCACAATTGTGCTAGCAAAACAGATAAAACTACACCTGGATATTGGGCGTGTAATTTACCTAGATATGCAAAGTCATTAGGACTTACAGGTGGCGGTAACTTTTACTGGTAGGAGTAGTCATGTATAAATGGTTGCAAAACGAGTATGATGTCTTCTATGATGAGAGACCGGATGAAACACAAACGGATTCTTTCTTTCAAAGAAGTTTTGGACAAGACGCCAAAGAAGATAGTTTAGTTTGGCACAAAGACAGAAGAGATAGAACGATAAGAATTATTGCTGGAGTTAATTGGAAATTACAAATGGATAATAAACTCCCAGAGATTATGAAAATAGGAGATGTTTTTGAAATACCGAAGGAAACATTTCATAGAGTACACAAAGGTGATGGTAGACTAATAATAGAAATAAAGGAATTTTAGGAGAGAAATATAAGATGACTAGATATACAAAAACAATGAGAGAAGCCCTGGAAGAGGTGTGGGCAAACGATATTCAGATTGACGAAGGCAAGATGAAAACTATCGCTACTCTTTTTGACCAAGGTAAATCAGCTGAAACAATAGCAAAACAAATGGGTTTGCCTGTTGCAACCGTTAAAACTATTCTTGGTGAAGAAGACATCACAGAAGAACAACTGGTTGAATTTACAGACCAACAAATTAAAAGACTGAAAGCAGAATATGCTGACCTTGCAGGTAAAAGAATATCTATCGCAAGAGCAAATCAGTTAAGAAATGTTTTTGATAAAATTGCAGACGCTCAACTTCCTAAACTCTTCAAAGCAGACATTCCTTTTATTTCAGCAATGGCAGTTAGTCGTATGATATCTAAAGGTATCAAAGTACCACAAGGTGTAAAACTTTCAGCATTTGAAAACAAGTCTTGGGACGAAGTTATTTTAGAATATACTGAATATGTAGAGTATATGGCAAAGAACGGCGGCGAGGCTGGTAAAATTGCAAATATGTTTAAAGGTAAAACAGGTGGTGGAGAAATTCACAAATCTGGTTCAGAAGTTAGAATTGATAGTGCAAAAGATGTAGAAGCAATCCATAAAAAAGTAATGGATAACTTCCCAGACACTAGAATACTAACTAAAGAAGAAGACGATTTACCAGGCAATCTTGGATTACAAGAAGGCACAGGAACTATTAAAGGTTTCACAAACGAAAAAGAGAAATCAAATATGGTTTCACTTGCAAAACAACACGGTCTAAAAGTATCAGATGTACCTGGTGGTATTGAACTAAAAGGTAACATGAGAAAGATACTAGATATGCAATTAGCAACTAGGTCTCACTTAAAGACTGAAAGTTTAGAAGAAGCAGTACTTGCCGGAAGAGATTACAAATACTCTGGTAAAGGTGCTGTTGAAATCAGTAAAGCAAATTTCGCAAAAATTAATAAAGACTATAAGAAGACTACACCTGGACAAGAAATGATGGTAGTACTAGACCCGAAAACACACGGTACGGTATTAGCACCAGTTAAGTTTACAGAAGAAACAGAAAATGGTGAAGTTGAATCTGGTAAGATTAAGTTTAAAGACTTGAAGAAAGAGAAGAAAGATGAACCTAAAGTTGATGTAGACGCTCTTAAAGACCAGATACATATGTTAAAAACAAAATTAGAAAACGAAAAGAATAAAGCAATCAAACCAGAACCAAATCCTGATACAGGAGAAGTTCCATTACAAGTTGGATTAGCACAAAAGATATTAAGAGACAAACAAAAGAAAGAAGTAAAAGAAGAAGTAATAGGTGAAGCAAAATATAAGTATGAGATTAAAATATCATCGGATTCTGGTGCTGATGGTCCTGATAAAGAAGATGAAGGAACACTACAAGCTTCTAGTCAACAGGATGCTGAAAATAAAGCAGAAAAGATAGCGATTAAATTTATGAATTTGTGGAATACACGAAAGAGTCCTGGCAACTTTTCTCCAGAACACATAGATGTATATAAAGAAGAAGTTAAAGAAAGTGTTGATGATATTAGAAAGAATCCAAACTGGAAAAAACAACCAGGTGGTGGAATGTATCCTAAATTTAAGAATTCTAAACATGGTCAAATTGATATAGACCGTTATGGAGAATGGAAACATATTGTCAACGGTAAAGTAGTAGCATTTTTCAGCCCAAGTTATCCTGATAATAAATTCAGTAAGACTGGCGCTACAAGTATGGACCTTACTGATTACATGAAACTTAAAAAAATAAACGAAGACACTTCAAAGTTTACATCACAACAAATCAAAATGGCATACGGTATTGCAAACGATAAGAGATACAAAGGTGGCAATATGACAGGTGCTGTTAAAGCAATTGAGAAACTTGCAAAAGGATTATCAGACCATCCAGATGTTCAAAAAGTACTACAAAGAACTAACGAAGGTTTTGCTTCAGACGCTCAGAGAAAGGCTGCTTTCGCAAATGGTTATAAAGAACCTAAGAAGAAATTTAAAGAAACTTATAATAAGAAGTTTGAGACTAACACATCGGTTGAGAAAAAAGTAAAAACAGAAAACAAAAATCATCCTGCAAAAGAAATGTATGAAGCGATTGAAGGATTAAAAAACAAATCAGAAAAATCTGGAATGCCATATGGTATCTTAAAGAAAGTATTTGATAGAGGAATGGCTGCTTGGAAAGGTGGACACAGACCTGGAGCTAGTCAACACCAATGGGCGTTTGCTAGAGTAAATTCATTTATAACAAAATCCTCAGGAACATGGGGCGGTGCAGATAAAGATTTAGCTGC